CACAACATCGACTGCGGCAAAATCGCCTCGTTCATCAGCGCCACGGAAGTGGGCGTGGACATCGACCGGTTCTAAAGCGATCGACTCCGGGGTCACGACTCCGGGGTCAGGTCTTGTGTTGCCACAGACTCCGGGGTCAGGTCTTGTGTTGCCACATGCTCTCGGTGGCAATGCAAGACCTGACCCCATAATAGAAAAAGGAGAAACAATGATTATCAGCTCTGCGTCTCTGTCGGCAATTTACCGGTCTTTCAAGACCACTTTTAACCATGCGTTCGACGGGGCGGCCAGCATGTGGGGCCATGTGGCGATGGAAGTCCCCTCCTCCGGCCGCTCCGTGGACTACAAATGGCTCGGGACCTTCCCCCAAATGAGGGAGTGGCTGGGCGACCGCCTGATCAAGTCCATCTCCGTGCATGGCTATGAAATCATCAACAAGGATTACGAAGCCACCGTGGAAGTGGACCGCAACGACATCGAGGACGACCAGATCGGCGTCTATACCCCGATTGTCCAGTCCCTCGCTGCGGCGGCCAAACAGCACGCGGATGTCCTGGTTTATGCGCTGCTCAAGGCAGGTTTCACCGGGCTCTGCTACGACGGCCAGTATTTCTTCGACACGGACCACCCCGTGGGCGCCACAACCGTTTCCAATTCCGGCGGCGGATCAAGCACTCCCTGGTTCCTCCTGGACCTCTCAAGGCCCATCAAACCCATCGTCCTCCAGATGCGTAAACGGCCCGAATTCGTGTCCCTGGACAATCCGGACGACGAGCATGTGTTCATGCGCAAAAAGTTTCGTTATGGCGTCGACGATCGCAAAAACGTTGGCTACGGCCTGTGGCAGGTTGCGTATGGTTCCAAGGATACGCTCGACGCCAACAGCTATTCCGCCGCCCGCGCCGCCATGATGGCATTCGCTAACGACGAGTCCATCCCGCTCGGGATCATGCCGACCCACCTGGTCGTTCCACCGACGCTGGAAAGCGCGGCCCGCAAGATCCTGACCGTGAACACCAACGAACTCGGCGCCGGCAACGAGTGGTACAACACCGCCCAGCTGATCGTGGTTCCGTGGTTGGCATAAAAGAAAGGCGATGAGCTTATTTTATGTGGGGTCAGGTCTTGCATTGCCACCAGGACCATGTGGCAACACAAGACCTGACCCCGGAACCCATAGCCTATCGCCCATAGCCTATCGCCTGGAGTTTAAATGGCTTATTGCACGCAAAGCGACATCCTGAACCAGATCACCACGGTGGAATTGATCCAGCTGACCGATGACGCGGTTGCGGGGGTAATCAACACCACCATCGTGGCGCGCGCGATTGCCGATGCGGACGCCGAAATAGACGGCTACCTCGGCTCTCGTCACGTGGTGCCGCTCACCACCGTTCCGGCCATTGTCCTGAAAATTTCGGTGGATCTCTCCATTTTCAATCTCTATTCTCGCCGCGGCACAATTCCCGACATTCGGGCGGACCGGTACAAGAACGCCATACGGTTTTTGGAGCAGGTGGGCCAGGGGAAGATTTCTCTCGGCGCCTCGGATCCGGGCGGGAACCCTCCGGAATCCAATGCCCCGGAGATGTCCGGGAGTAATCCCGAGCGCTCGTTCACTCGATCCACTCTGGAGAGCTTTTAGTGTACACCATCACCCAGATTGAAGATGCGATCATCACCAGGCTGACCAGTCAGTTGACGGGTGTGCGGACCATCGCGTCCCTGGGGTCGTTCCTGCTTCCGGACGCGGACGAACTGACGCTGCTTTGTCCTGCCGTATATGTCGTTTACCAGGCCGGAGTCTATGATCACTTCATGAACGGGGTCCAGGATAAAACGATGCGCTTCCTGGTCCTTGTCCTGGCGCGCAATCTGAGATCTCAGGAGCAGTCCCGGCACGGCCAGGGGACAGAGGACGGGGCCTACCACATTCTCGAAGACGTCCGCGCGGCGCTTACCAACAATGCCTGCGCGCTGACCATCGACCCGCTGCTGCCCGAGGAGGAAACCGCCGTAGACGGAACCCAGAGCATCGCCATATACGGCATCGTATTTAAAACACGATGCCGGACCACGCTCTAGGCCATGAAGAAAGGCGATAGGCCATAGGCCATAGGCGATAGGCGATGGGAACCCATAGCCTATCTCCTAAAAGGATGTGTGATGAAGGAAAAACCAGAGCAAAAGCCACCCCCGGTCCTGACGTTCCAGGTCCGAAGCGGGGGATCCTATTTCGTTCCTGCAGAAGAAGCAACTCCGGGGTCAGGTCTTGTGTTGCCACATGCTCTTGGTGGCAATGCAAGACCTGACCCCACCATAATGGCAGAAGAAGCGACCGATGAGCCGACCGAAGCTGAAAAAACTGAAACCTAACCTCTACCGCGCCGCTCAAATGTGTGCAGCCGGGTGTGAGCTGTTCTGGGCCGGGAAGCTGAAAGAGGCCGAGCGCCTGTTCCGGATAACCCTATCCGTGCATCCCACACTGTACGAAGGGTGGCAGAATCTTGGCAGCTCACTCGTTGAGCAAGGTCGTCACGATAGCGGGATTAAATGCCACCAGCGTGCGATCGCAATCAATCCGCAGCGCCCAACGAGCCACCACGGGGTCGGGGTGTCGCTCTATTTGCAGAGGGATATTCGCGGGGCCATCGAGAGCGCACGGAACGCCATAAAAGCCGATCCGGGATATATGGACGCACGGTTGCTTCTGGGACATTGCCTGATCATCTCGGGAGATTACCTTGCCGGATGGTCTGAGCACGAGAAGTCCAGGATCGAAAATTACAACCAGGATTTCCCGCTCTGGAATGGCGAAGATCTTTCCGGAAAGCGGATCCTCCTTATCTGCGAGCAAGGATTCGGCGACGACCTGCACTTCATCCGCTACGCAAAGCTCGTTAAGAGTATGGGAGCCCGTGTCATTGTTGGCTGCAAGCCTCCTCTGTCGCGCCTGTTCCGTTCCGTGCCGTGGATTGACGATATCAACCCTTTTGACATTCCGGCGCCGGAATTCGACTATTTTTGCCCGCTAATGAGGCTGCCCTATGTCCTTGGAACAACCATTGAAAGCATTCCGGCTCCGATCCCGTATTTCTACCCGGAAGATCGGAAGGTTCGCGAGTGGGACGAACGCCTCGGGGAAGACGGGCGCTTGCGAGTCGGTCTTTGCTGGGCCGGAGGGAGACGGGAACACGATCCGAAGGCAAACCGAATCGACCGGAGAAGAAGCATTTCGTTGCAGCAGTTTGCTCCGTTCTTCGATGTTCCAGGAGCCAAGTTCTACAGTCTACAAAAAGGCGACGGCTCAGATCAGACCCACCCGAACCTGATCGATTACACCGGGGAGTTCCTGGACTTCATGGACACCGCCGCCTTCGTTGAAAACCTGGATTTGGTCATAACCGTGGATACCGCCGTTGCTCACCTGGCAGGTGGACTCGGAAAGCCGGTATGGATGCTGTCGCGCTTTGACGGATGCTGGCGCTGGGGCTTATCCGGTGAGCACACTCCGTGGTATCCCACGATGACAATATTTCGACAAGAGAAGCCCGGCGATTGGTCCGGGGCAATCAAGGACATAACCGGAAAACTGATCCGAAGTAGGGTGGGCTCAGCCCACCAAAGGAGTTAAGCCGATGCTTACCCGAAAAACCGCAGTTCTGGTAAAAGTAGAAGGAACCTACGACACCGATCCAACTCCGACCGTAGCCGCGAACGCAATCCTGGTGAACAATGTCAATCTGAAAATCGCCGGTGAAGTGCTGGAGCGGGACTTCTACAAGAGTTCCCTTTCCAATATGGCGTTTGCCCGTGGCCTGAAGCACGCCGAGTTGTCGTTCACCACAGAAATGAAAGGCACCGGCACCAGAGGCAGTCTCCCGGCCACCGGATGGGAAGGAACCCTATTCCGTGGCTGCGGGATGGCTGAAACCGTTGTGGCGTCGACCAGAGTTGCCTACACTCCGGTTTCAACAGGATTTGAGGGGGTTACCATCTGGGTCTACAAGGACGGCATCTATCACAAAATCAACGGGTGCCGTGGCGACTTTGAACTCGTCTTCGAGGTCGGAAAGTACCCGACGATCAACTGGGACATGAAGGGGCTCTACACTGCCCCTGCCGACGCCACCCCGGCTGCCCAGACTTTCTCCTCTGTTGTTCCTCCAACGGTCCTATCCGCCGGTCTGACCGTAGAAACTACGGCCTACGCTTCGGGGGTGGTCGAGAAGGTTCAGATCAAGATGAACAACGAAATCGTCATGAGAAAATCCATGAACGATGCTACCGGCCTGTTGGAATGGCTGCTGACCGGAAGGAAACCGTCTGGAAGCCTGGATCCGGAGGCAGTCCTTGAAGCCACCTATCCATTCTGGGCCAGGTGGGCAGCCGGGACTCAAGTGGCACTCAATCTCGGCCCGATCGGTGCGACCAGCGGCAACATCATTACCGTTACCGCGCCCAAGTTGCAATTTCAGGAGATCAACTACGCCGACCGAAGCGGACAGCTGGCCTATGACATCCCGTTCAGCCTGGCAATGAACGCCGGAGACGATGAACTGGTGATCACATTTACGTAATCGATCGAGTAGGGTGGGCTGAGCCCACCACAACTCCGGGGTCAGGTCTTGCATTGCCACCAAAAGCGTGTGGCAACACAAGACCTGACCCCATAACAAGGAGGTTTCATGACTGAAAGTAAGAAATACGAATTCGGAGGGAAGCATTATCTGCAATACCCCATAGTCTTGGGACAGCTCAGGCTGTTGATTCCAATTATCAGCAACCTGGAGTTGAGCCCGGGAGATTCCGCTGTTGTGGAACTGGTGCGCGCCCTGGGAGACAAATTGCACCGGGTAATGGCCACACTGCTGGTTGAACCAAACCAAAGCGTCAGAGTGGCCATGCAAAAGATCGATGAGCGCCAGGCTGACTTGGAATGGTCTATGCTCCCGGAATCCTGCATCGAGGTGCTGGAAGATTTTTTCGAATGCAACCGGCTCTCCTCTCTTTTCGGGAAAATCAAAGAGGCTGCGGAAAAAGTAACTCATCAGGTGAAGAAAACTTCATCGAGCGCGCAGTCTTCGGTCTTGCCCGTGGAGACTTCAGCCGCAGAGACGCCGTTTTATGGCGAGGATCGGCAATAAACGCACTCGAGTGGTTAAGGCTGAGGAAGCAGGAAGAGGAAGACAAGTTCAGGTGGGAAGGCTTCAAAATGGAATTCTTAGCGAAACTTCTCGGGTCAGACTGGACAGCGCCTGCCATCGGTTCGACAGACAGCAGCGGAACTTTGGGCGGCTATTGCAGAGGCAGAGACCTGGAAGAATGCCGGCAAGTTTTCGGGAACAAGGTAAATGAGATATGCGCTACTTGCCCGAATTAGGACTATGGGGTCAGGTCTTGCATTGCCACCAAGTAGGGTGGGCTGAGCCCACCAACTCCGGGGTCACAACTCCGGGGTCAGGTCTTGCATTGCCACCAAGAGCATGTGGCAACACAAGACCTGACCCCGGAAGACTTGCCCGAATTAGGACCCATGACAGCGGTAATCACCACGCCAAACAGCCAAAGCGCCAAGATGTGCAGCAAAACCCAGCCTGGGATAAACAGGCTGGCGATGAACCCAAGGACAATGGCTTGAACGATCAGAATTAGGAACATGGGACTCCTCCATGCCTCAACAAACGGTAGAGATCATAATCGCAGCCAGGGACTCAGCTTCGGCTGTTGTCAACTCAACCCTTCGCTCAATCAATTCCGCAACTCAATCGTATAATAGCACGCTCGAAAGGTTAAACGGTAATGTTCAGAGCAGCGTTGGGCAGCTCGCCGGGTTCGCCGCTCAGATTATTTCGGTTCGGGCTGCCTGGCAGGGGTTTCAGAGCGGTTTGAAAGCGGTGGATGATTTTCGCCTGGCTACCATTGGCGTCGCCGCGACTCTGACCGATATGGCGCAGGAAGGGTCAGGGGATCTCAAACAGGTTTACGCCGACAATCTCAAGTACGCCGAAGCCACCTATCAGAAAGTTGAACTAGCCGCTGCCAAGTATTTCGCCAGCGGAAAAGAGATGGTCGAGGCCTGGCAGATCCTGGCCCAAAAGGGCGTGGTGGTTTTCGGACAAAAGGACATCGACGCCCTGGGCGTGATCACCGACAAGATCAAGCTGGCCACCGCCGGGCAGGCATCCAGTGTTCAGATTGCTACAGAGCTTCGGGCGGTCATGGACGGTCAGGCCCGGGCCGCTTCGCAAATTGCCATGATGCTCAAGGACCGCCTCGGTCCGGAGTGGGAAAAGCAGCTGGAAAAGGCACGCCAGGAAGGCAAGATCCTGGAATTTCTGGCAGGCCAATTCTCCGGTCTTGCTTACGCCTCCAAGGATGTGACCAACACTCTCGAAGCGCAGAAATCCACCCTGTCCACTCTCTTGACGCAGGTTGCGCGGGGAGGGCTTTCCGGAGCTTATGAAGACATCGTCCGATGGATCTCCCAAGCCAACGTTTATCTCGAACAACACCGTTTCATCATCGCCGACAGAATAGCCACCGCGTGGGCTACGGTGCGAAGCGCCATCGAGGGTGCGGGGTCGGCCATCAAGGGGATGAATGATTTGATTGGGAATTCCTCCGCCGCCGGGCTCGCTCTTGCGGTGGCGGGTTGGGGCGCAGCGTTTATCGCTGTCATAGCTTCCGTTCGCAAATTCGCGGATGTGATCAAGTGGGGCTTCGCCATCTTTGCCGCGAACCTGGCGTGGGTGACCACTTTGTTTTCGGCCTTCATGGCGCCGTTTGTCGGAATCGTGGCAGCTGCGGCGTCGGTATCCACCGCCCTCGGAGTGGTTGTCACCGGACTGTTGGCCATCGGGCTTGCCCTGGCGGTTCGGCCTCTGCTGGAATGGATCGGCACATGGGAAATAGCCGGCAACAAGATCTCTGAATATGTTGAGATGGGGCAACGATACCTTGAGAACTTCGGGCTATACCTCAAGAAATTCTTCCTGGAAGATTTCGTCAACTACGCAGTAGAAGCGACCGACAAAGCGATCAAAGCAATTGGAGGCATGGTTGCCAAGGCCGGAGCTATGCTGAAGAATCTTGCCTTTCCTTCAGGCGCCCCCGATCCCTATTCAGACGATCAAAGCACCTCTAACGTGGAAGGCTTCACGCCCACCGGTGCCTCTCCTCCACCTTCGGGAGAATCCGATGCAGAAAAAATCCGCCGAAATATCAACCGTATCAACCTTCTGAATCAGTTGGGCAAGGCGAGGCAGTCCGGGTTTGAAGCGCAAGGACCAGAGGCCGATTTGGGAAGGGGGGAGGGGCACATCAAAAAGCCTGAAGTAAAGACGCCTCCTCCTGAACCGGTCAAAGGCGCGGGATCGGC